TGGCGGAGCTGGATCAGCAAATGATCCTGGAGTTGCAGCAACTGGTGGAACTGCTAACACCGGAGGTGGTGGCGGTGGTGGAGCTCCTGGTTATCCTGCGCCCGCACCTAGACAAGCAGCAGCTGGTGGTTCAGGAATCGTTGTAGTACGTGTACCAGGATCAACAACAGCAAGTGTAGCACCAGGAACTAATAGTATTGCAACATTACCAGCCCCAGCTGGAGGCTGTAAAGTAGCATCATTTACTGTATCAGGAACGTTGACAATAAGTTAAAACTAAATTATAATTTAAACACTAAGGAGATAAAAATATGGCACATTTCGCAGAATTAAAAACAAAAGTAGATCCAACAGGATTCACAACTGATACTCATCAAGTTGTTGAAAGAGTTGTAGTTGTAGGAAACGATTGCGTTCCTTCAGACATGCACGCTGATGGTGAAACATGGTGTATTAATTTTTTCAAAGGTGGAATTTGGAAACAAACTTCTTACAATAATAATTTTAGAAAAATGTATGCAGGTATCGGAATGATTTATGATCCTGTTAAAGATAAATTTTTAAGTCCACAACCTTATGCATCATGGTCACTAGATTCAAGTGACGATTGGCAAGCACCAATAACTTATCCAACAGTTACAACTTATGGAAGTAATGATCCATTAGATAGATATTCAATTACTTGGAACGAAGAAAATCTAAAATGGACTGCAACAGATAATTCAGATCCAGTAAATAATTTCAATTGGGATGCATCAGCACTAGCTTGGGTATCCGTATAAGGAGAACTAAGATATGGCTAGCCCTTCAGGCTCACAAAACGGCGGGATACTAGGAGTAAGTAATAAAACTTCTTTTGGGAAGTGTACAGTTACATCTGTTACAGCTACAGGATGTTTAACACTACAACCAGGAACTGCTATTGTTAAAGCAGCAATTATATCTGGCGGTGGTGGTGGAGGTGGTGATAGAGCTGCAGGTGGTGGAGCAGGTGGTTTATTAAATCAACAAATTAATTTAGCTAGCACAGGTGGAAGCGTACCAATAGTTGTTGGTGCAGGTGGAGCAGGTTCTGGTTTTCCAGCATCTTGTGGAACTAACGGTGCGGTATCAACTTTTATTACAACAAGTTCAGTCGGCGGCGGTGGTGGAGGTCGTGGAGATTTTGCTGGTAAAGCTGGTGGTTCAGGTGGCGGTGGTGGTGGTACTGGAAGTCCTCCTGCAAAAGCTGGTGGCGCAGGTACATGCGGTCAAGGTAATGCTGGTGGAGCAGGCTCACTTGTAGGATGTTCTCCTTCACCTGGAAGTGCATATGGATCAGGCGGCGGTGGTGGAGCTGGTGCTGTAGGTGGTGATGGTATTACAGGAACTTTTCCAGGTCCTGGAAAAGGTGGAGCTGGTGGAGCAGGTTTAGATATAAGTTCTGATTACGGAAATATAGGACCAACATGTTCAGTTTTTGCTGGAGGTGGTGGCGGTGGTACAAGAATTGGAGCTCCTGCTGGAGCTGGTGGAACTGGTGGTGGTGGAGCTGGTGGTGGTGCCCCTCCTGGTCCAAGTGCAGCTGGAACTCCTGGTGTAGCTAATACTGGTGGAGGTGGTGGTGGTTGCGGATCATCTGGACCATCTTCAGCTGGTGGAGCAGGTGGATCAGGAATTGTAGTTGTAAAAGAATTAAACGCAGCAAGTGGTGTATGGTCTATGCAAAGTCAATTTAGTGCCAGGTCTCAAGGATCATGGCCAAAATTTATTCCTACTTTAGCAACTTATAGTTTAGATTATTTAGTAGTCGCTGGTGGTGGATCAGGATCTTCGGGTGCTGGAGGTGCTGGAGGTTATAGAGCTTCTGGATATGGACCTTCGCCTTTGAGAGGAAGTTCATTACCTTTTGCATGTACACTTTGTGGCACTGCATATACTGTAACAATTGGAGCTGGTGCAGCTGCAGGAGCAAATTCTGGTAATGATTCAACTTTTTCACCAGCTGTAAATACAATTACATCAGCTGGAGGTGGTCAAGGATCACCAGCTGACGGTACTGGAAAAAATGGTGGATCAGGTGGTGGTGGAAGAGTATATCCTCCTGAGGGTGCTGTTGTTGCAGCTGGGGCAGGTAATACTCCACCAGTCAGTCCGCCTCAAGGAAATCCAGGAGGAACAATTACTTTTCCAGGCCCTATCGGCCCACAAGGTGGTTCAACTATAGGATTTGCAGGAGGAGGTGGTGCAGGTGCATCTGGTGCTGCTGTTACTTTAAATAATTGTTTTGCAGTTACATCTGGAAGTTTAAACGGAGGTGCAGGAGCACCAAACACAATAACTGGTTCAGATGTTTCATACGCTGGTGGTGGCGGTGGATTTACGCAATCAGGTGGATCATTTGTAGCTGGTGGAACTGGTGGTGCTGGTGGAGGTGGAACAACAACTTATCCAGGTAGTTGCGCTGCTGGTGGGGTTAATACTGGTGGAGGAGCAGGGTCTAGTTACTCAACAGGTGGTTTAGCAGGTGGTTCTGGAGTAGTTATTTTAAGAGGACCAAATGCTAGAACTTATTCAGCCGCTCCAGGTACAAACACAATTTCAACTCACCCTGGTGGAGATAAAATAGCTACGTTTACAGTTTCAGGAACATTGACAGTTACATAATAAATGTTATATTAATTTCATAAAGACATATGAACTTAACAAATTATTATTGGTATTTTAAATCAGCTATTCCAGAACGTATCTGTGATGATATTTCTAAATACGGAAAACAACTTCAAGAACAAATGGCAGTCACTGGTGGTTATGGTGATTCTAAAAAATTAAATAAAAAACAAGTTATAGATTTAAAAAAGAAAAGAGATTCAGATATTGTTTGGATGAATGATAGATGGGTATATAAAGAAATACAACCTTACATACATCAAGCAAACGCATCAGCGGGTTGGAATTTTAATTGGGATTTTTCTGAGTCTTGTCAATTTACAAAATATAAAAAAGGCCAGTATTATGATTGGCATTGCGATAGCTGGGATCAACCTTATCAACGACAACAAGGTGATCCATCGCACGGTAAGATTAGAAAATTATCAGTGACAGTTACTCTATCAGATCCAAAAGATTATAAAGGTGGAGAACTAGAATTTGATTTTAGAAACATGGATCCAGATAAAAAAAGAAATGTTAAAAAATGTACTGAAATATTACCTAAAGGATCATTAGTTGTGTTTCCTTCTTTTGTATGGCATAGAGTATGTCCTGTTAAAAGTGGAGAAAGAAACAGTTTAGTAATATGGAACTTAGGATACCCATTTCAATAAAGGAGAAATATGAAAAAAAAGAAAAAAAAAATAAAGAAACCAACTAAAGTTACTTACCCTACTCAATTAAATAGAGAGGATTATTTTAAATGTCCTATCTGGTTTGCAGATGCACCAGAGTTTGAAAAAAAATTAAACAATGCCTCCGATAAATACATTGAAGCATCTAAGAAGACTTTAAAGCCAGCAATAGATAAACGTAATAAAAAGTTTGGTGATAAAGGAGACATGGGCCATGTATTCCATTCAACATCATTGATTGGCGATCCTGACTTTTTAGAATTACAAAATTACATTGGTGCAACAGCTCACAACTTATTAATGGAAATGGGTTTTGATATGTCAGGTCATCAATTGTTTACTACAGAAATGTGGGTACAAGAGTTTGCTAAAAAAGGTGGTGGACATCACACCTTACATACACATTGGAATGGTCACATATCAGGTTTTTATTTTTTAAAAGCTAGTGAGAAAACATCACTACCATTATTTGAAGACCCCCGTGCAGGAAATGTAATGAATCTGTTACCAGAGTTAGATAAATCAAAAGTAACTTATGCTAGTTCAGCAATAAATTATCAAGTTAAACCAGGTCGAATGATATTCTTTCCATCATACATGCCACATCAATACATTGTTGATATGGGTTATGATCCGTTTAGATTTATACATTGGAACTGCCAAGCAATACCAAAAGGAGTATTAAATGTCGTTCAAGAAAAATAAATACACAGTATTAAAATCAGCTATCTCACCTGAGATTGCAGAGTTTGTATATCAATATTTTTTAAACAAAAGAGAAGTTGCAAGATTTTTATTTGATCAAAAATATATATCACCATTTACAGAATACTTTGGTGTATGGAACGATGAGCAAGTGCCTAATACTTATTCACATTATAGTGACATTGCAATGGAAACTTTATTACAACAAGTAAAACCTGTTATGGAAAAACACACTGGAATTAAGTTAAGTCCTACATATTCCTACGCAAGAATTTACAAAGAAGGAGATGTCCTAGCTCGACACAAAGATAGATACTCGTGTGAAATATCTACTACGTTGAATCTAGGTGGTGAGCCATGGCCAATCTATTTAGACCCAACAGGAAAACAAGGACAAGCTGGTATTAAAGTGGACCTTGAACCAGGAGATATGTTAATCTATTCTGGTTGTGATCTAGAACATTGG